CTGCGTATCGCCAACTTCACGATTTGGTAAAACATCTTGACGAAACAGAAAGTACTTATCAAAGCATACATATGACAACCAATTTGTCACCTGGCAGTAAATGGTGGAACACTTGGTGTAATAATACAGCCTTGTTACAACGCAGAAGCATTACAGCCAGCTTTCACGATGAATTTGCCAAGGAACAAGAATTTGGCGATAAGTGTTTACAGTTGATGTATGAACTTGTACATGTAACAGTTAATCAAGTAATGGTTCCAGAAAAATTCTACGAACTATACGAAAGGATGGAAAGATTACACACCCGTGGGATTAATGTAACACTTAAACCACAAAGCAATCCTACAGCTAGCGGGATTGTCGATGGGTATACTGAAGATATGATCAATAAGATGCAAACAGGATTTCCTCAACGAGCCAATGGTGAAGAAGTTTATCAAATCGCTCTTTATGATCATACAGGACAAGAATATTTGTTTGATCAAGCGGAACGATTTAATGCGTTTGGATTCAATAAATTTCAAGATTGGACTTGCAATTCTGGTTATCAAAGTGTTATAATTAGAGGTAACGAAGTCAAAAGATCTTATAGTTGCCACGACCATATATTAGGTACACTAACTGATGGATTTGATCTTATAACTAACCCTAGGATATGCGTCACACCTAATTGTGTGAGTTCAGCAGATAGTAAGATACCTAAATGCAGATAGATATAGAACATTTACATTATTGGATGCAAGCCATTCGACAAAGTCCAGACCCGATGAGGACCATGGATGCCTTCTGGCAAGGCCAACTTAAAAGTAAAGAATGGTTGATTACAAATTTACGTAAAAATCTAAACAAAGTTGTTAGTATTGATATTCACGGTGGGTGGGTTGGAGTACTAGCCAGCATGTTATTTCAAAGTGATATCTATGTTACTAAAATTCGTAGCGTTGATATCGATCCTGTATGTGAACCTATTGCTAACATGATGAACAAGAAAGAAGAGATGACAGGAATGTTCAAGGCGGTCACTGCCGACATGTGTAGCATTCGAAGTGATGCTGATGTTATTATTAATACCAGTTGTGAACATATTACACAAGACCAATATGATTTATGGTTAAGCGGTATGCCACATAACAGTTTATTGGTACTTCAAAGTAACAACTACGATATACCAGAACATATTCGAACTGCCTTAAATTTAGAAGAGTTTAAGCAACAATGCCATTTAGAAAAAGTATTATGGGCTGGAGAATTAGAATTGCCTTTATATAAACGATTTATGATTATAGGAAAACAATAATGGGAATGGAAGAATTTGTAAATGCAACAAAACAAGATACTAAAACAGTATTTTTAGATGAAGCAATAACTTTAGAATTTGAAAGTCAAGTAGCGTTGGTTGTTAATACCGCTAGTGAATGCGGGTTTACAGAACAATATGCCGGATTACAAGAACTCTATAACAAATATAAAGATCAAGGTTTTACAGTTGTAGCATATCCAGCAAATAATTTTAGACAACAAGAACCTGGGACAGATGCTGAAATAAAACAATTCTGTGAAACTAAATTTGGAATTACTTTTCCAATTATGCCAAAGTCTGATGTAATTGGTGACAATACTAACCCGTTATACAATGCATTATTTGTTGGAACAGGGATTGCGCCTAAATGGAATTTTCACAAGTACTTAATTTCTCGTAACGGAAAGACCGTTGTGAGTTTTGATCATTTTGTTGAACCTATTGACTTAGTTCAAACAATTGAAACACTATTAAAAGATTAAGATGTCGCATCATATTCTTTTCTTTTCTTTAACCGGCAAGCGTTGGGAACGAAATATGTGGTCGCATAGAGTGGCTACATTTTTAAGATCTCATGACTGGGATGCAGAAGTAATCGATTATACTGCATTTTGGAAACTAGAAGAATTGCAAGAATTAGTAAGAAGCAGAGTAAGTGATAAAACAGTAATGTTTACATTTGGGACAGCGTTTCTGAATCCCTGGAGCCCCCACTTAAACGAATTTATTAAATGGCTTAAAGATACCTATCCTAATATTGCAACTGTAGTTGGCGGCCAATTTGCTATGGTGACTGGTGCAGAAAATATTGACTATTGGGTTGACAGTTACGGTGAAAACGCAATGTTATCGTTAGCTAGACATTTGATCGGTACATTAGGATCACCACTACTTACAGACCCTGCATTTTTTGGTACTAAGAAAGTTATTAGAGGCCTCACTGCTTATCCAAGTGCTCCGTTGAGTAGCTATCTACTAAGTTTTGAAGATAGAGATTTTATGAGACCTACTGATTGCCCGCAGATCGAAACAGCCCGCGGATGTATGTTTGAATGTAGTTATTGTAATTTTCCTATCATAGGTCAGAAGAAAGATGTGTCAGTCAGTAAAGAAGAATTCAAAAGACAACTGCAAGAAGGACACGATCGTTGGGGTATAAAAAATTGGCGATTCACTGACGAAACATTTAATGACCGTCCGGAGAAGATTCAAAAATATGCTGATGCAGTAAGTGAGTTAGATTTCCAACCATGGTTCACTGGATTTGCACGTGGCGATTTAGTTGTCAATCATTGTAAGTATTGGGATGATTATATTAGATTAGGGTTTCTTGGCCACAGCATGGGCATTGAAACGTTTAATAAAGAAAGCGGAAAAATTATCCGTAAAGGAATGGATCCTGACAAACTAAAAGAAGGCCTTTTAGAATTTCAAGCCTATACAGATATTCATGCCCCTAGACGATATCGAGGACAGATTAGTTTGATTGCAGGCTTGCCAAAAGAAACACCAGAAAGTTGGTATAATACATTAGATTGGTTAAACACTAATTGGACTAGACAAAGTTCAAGTGCATGGATATTAGAAATTAGCGACTTTGACGAGAACCTTACTAATATGAGTAAGTTCACCAACGACCTAAAAGCAAACGGATTAAAAAAGATTGCTGATAATATTGACAATCCAGGGTATGATGTTAGCAGAAATGCTAACGGACAGATAATCTTTAAGACTATTCAAACTGGCGGAGTAGGTACTACTAGATTAGATAACATAGTTATATGGGAACACGATACTATGAATTGGTACCAAGCCAAAGCATTAGTAAATGAATTTTACAATAAGGAAACTGGGTTTAAGGGCAGGATTGGGGGCAATCCAATTTTGTCAGATCGACTATTTCCTTTATATGATACAAATGACTTTGAAGATGTTTACGATAAGCATATTGCAGAAGTTGATACTGCTGATCAAAAATACATAGACCTTGTTCAAGAGTATATAACAAAGAAATTAAATTGGAGACCTAATGTTTAAGTTTGAGGAATTTAGAGGAGTTCATCTTGAAATAACAAATAGATGTCAAGCCTCCTGTCCAATGTGCCCTAGAAATATCCACGGTGGATTAGAAAATCCGTTATTAAAACTTAACGATTGGTCATTAGAAGATTTCAAAAAAATATTTACAGTGGAAGTATTAACACAATTAAAATATATAAATTTCTGTGGTAATTTTGGTGACCCTATTCTAAATAATGATTTGATATCAATGTGCAGATATGTCAAAGAAATTAATCCAAACCTAATGCAGTTTATACATACCAACGGATCGGCAAGACCAACCAAATGGTGGAAAGAATTAGCTGAAACATTGCCAGCTACTCATAAAGTAATTTTCGCATTAGACGGGCTAGCAGATACTCATCATTTGTACAGGATTGGTACATTCTTTGATTTAGTAATTAAGAATGCTAAAACATTTATCGATGCAGGTGGAATTGCAGAATGGAACTTTATTAGATTCAAACATAATCAACATCAAGTTGCTGATGCTGAACGGCTAGCTAAAGAATTAGGCTTCAGAGAATTTATAGTTAAAGATAGTAAAAGATTTTCTAATTCGTTCCCGGTTGTCGACGCTAACGGTGAAATAGCATATCATATTGACCAACCAACTGATAGTGTTATTAAATTTGTTGGTAGGAACGAAGTTACAGATCATACTAAATGGCCCGATGCCGATAAAATTAGTTGCTTTGTAGAAAAGGACAAAGAAGTATATATTGATGCACACTATATGGCACTACCTTGCTGTATGATTAGCGCATTTTTATATATGAATTATGACAATGAAATTCTTAAGAAACATAATTTATATTTTGATGATCATGTAAATCATGTTGCGGTGGATATACAAAAACAAGTCTGGGACATCGTTGATGAATTAGATGGCGTTAATGTATTAGACAAAGGATTAAAGAATTTAATTACAAGTGAAGCATGGCAAACTCTTTGGCATAAAAAATGGGCAGAAAAAAGTTCATCTGCTTGCATAGTTATGTGCAGTCCAAGCAGTCCTTACATTAGCATCAATGATCAAAAAACTAAAAAAATAAAGTTTGAAGATAATGTTTAGATACAGTCAATTAAAAGAAGTACATTTAGAAATTACAAACAACTGTCAGGCCAGTTGTCCTATGTGCGCTCGTAATCTTAACGGCGGTGTTGAAAATCCGTTGATTAAAATAAAGAATTGGACTCTAGATGAATTCAAAACTATTATGAGTGAATCAGTTCTCAAGCAGCTTGATGGATTTTTCTTTTGTGGTAATTTTGGTGATCCAATTATCAATAAAGATCTGATTGACATGTGCCGGTATACCACCGCAGTAAATCCTAATTTGAAAGTACGTGTGCATACCAACGGATCGGCTAGAACACCGGAATGGTGGAAAGAATTAGCACAAGCGTTACCTAAAATGCATTCTGTAATTTTTGCATTAGACGGTCTGGCTGACACGCATCACCTATATAGAGTAGGCACTGATTTTGATACTATTATTAAAAATGCTCAGGCATTTATACAAGCAGGTGGTCAGGCAGAGTGGTGTTTTATAAGATTCAAACATAATGAACATCAAGTTGACATTGCTAGACAAATGGCAAAAGATTTAGGGTTTGATACTTTTACTATTAAAGATAGTGCAAGGTTTATTTTAGAACCTAAAATTGATGTTGTTGATCGCAAGGGCGACGTAACACATATTATTGAGCCAGCAAGCGATATTCCTTTGAAATTTATAGATAGAAAAGTTATTCAATCTTATAAAAAAATACTCGATGCCTCGGTTATTGATTGTCAGGCATACAATCAAAAAGAAGTGTATATTGATGCATACAGGAACGTTTTTCCTTGTTGTTGGTTAGCTAGTGCTCCATACACTTTTATTGAACAAGGTAACGAAGCAACATCTATTAAAACTGAAATGTTAAATCAGTACCATGATCTAGTTCATAGTTTAGGTGGGCTAGACAAATTAAATGCAATCGATTATACTTTAGAAGAAATTGTTGATAGTAAAGAATATCAAACAGTATGGGAAGAATATTGGACTACAAAAAAATTAATCACTTGTGCAAGAACTTGTGGAAGAGCTGAAATCAGCGATTTTGCTAAATCAAGAGATCAGCAAAGAGATGTAATTAAATTATGAAAACGTTCTGCCCGTTACCATGGATACATCTAGCCACTCGACCTAACGGTGATGTCCGTGTATGCTGTACGGCTAATGCTAGTGGTGCAGGCGACGAAGATATGAAAGAGGCGGGGCTTGTTAAAGAAAACGGGCAAGTGATGAATCTTAGAGATAGTTCCATAGCTGAAGTATGGAATAGCAACTATATGAAATCTGTTAGATTGCAAATGCTTGATAACCAGGTACCTGCAAGCTGCACTAAATGTTTTACAGAAGAAGCCAACGGAATCGTTAGTAAGCGCCAATGGGAAACAGTAGTATGGCAAGATCGTATAGATATTAACGAGATCG